GCAGATTTAAGGTCAAAGACCACCTGTCTCTCGACAGGCCACCAGGGGTTAGCTACCCCAAAGCATCCCACTGCGAGGTATATCCGAAACTTCGGACGTACTTCACATCACCTTTTTCCAAGATGTACGGCGCACGATCAGCAGAGACGTTACTGGAACGCCACAACCAAGCAAGAACAGCGACGTACCCATTAGGGACGTGCTTCTTTCTCCTCGGCTGTAGACACCTGTAACGCCACTGTTGCCGTTTCCGACACCATCTTGGAGATGCCTGGTCCAGTGGTTTCTTCAACCCTGCCTCATCGCTCATGAAATGAGGTACAACCCAATCACGCATACCGGAAGGTAGCGTTCTTAGGAGGTAATCCTGCGCATGAACTAGAGGTCTGAACCAGGTCCCACACTGATTCCAGTGAAGGAACAGCCTGTTAGGACCGTCGATACTATGTGTTATAGCAAAAGGTGAAACGTCAGCCGCGTAGAAGTAGTGCTTACCGCACGACTCCCGAAACGGGCCCGAAAGAAACGTCTTATCCTTGTTAGTTTCGAAACCGCAACTAGCAAGAACTTCGATAAGACGCGGGGCGACGCTATGATGGATGACTATGTCATCACCATAAACGCCTAGACGCGTGTCCGCACAATCAGACAACTCTAACACCGCCGCGCTGATAGCCCAAAAAATCAGGCTCTCAAGCTCGAAGGTATATCCGTTACCCATAGAAGAAATCTTCTCTAGGCGATGGATGACGCCATTCGGAAGTTCAACTTCCGAACAACGTGTTAGAGAAAGCGCGTCGAACCAATCGGCAGGCAGCAGGTTTTTAACCAGCTGAAGCGAAATACTGTCAGAGGCACTTTTTAAGTCGATTGTAGCCAGCGCACCTGTACCACTCCCGCAACGGGCGAGGTACTGGTTATAAGTCTGATCATTCAGGTTAATACGAACCGTTTTCAGGCGGTCACGTATTACAGCGCCGATACCGAGTTGAAGTAACATATTCAAATCGGGCTCGATGCAGATCCCACGATCAGTCTTAGCTGTTTTGGGCACTGTGGTGTACCTGGAACCGGGAACGATTTTGACCCACGATTGTGGGTCCGATTCGCGACCGTGAACGGACTGGAAGTGTTTCCGCCAGCCCTCGTCGTACCAAATGGCACAGACGCCAAGTAATGCTGCTTCCCTAGTTACATGGGGAGTTCCCTGCAACTTATAATATAAGTCGCCGGAAGCGCGTCGGAGCCGTGTTGACGCACCACCAGAAAATCTCCACTTGCGCGCAGCATCGTTCCAGTTAAATGGGCCCAATACTGATTTGATTTTTTCCCTGGCACGCGATAGCGTAGCCTCGAGGGTCTGTGTGATTGGTATCACATCAGAATCAAATGTATATGGGAAGTATCCATTATAACGGTTGATGTCTGCACACGTCCTTTCGCTAGTCAGGAACGCTGATAACGCAACATCTGCACGGTCGATCCCGAGTTCAAAATCGGGGTACTTCCGGAGCAGATTGTAGGACAGGTAGTCTCGGGCAAAACTATAAGCATCAGCGTACTCGACAGGTACAGGCATATGTTGATTAACAACACAGCCAAAGTCCTTAGTCTTGAGCGCATTGCGAATAATCCTTGCTCGACCACCTCCTACGTTGCGTAAGATACGGTCAGCGACCTGTAAGGTAACTTCCACATGCGATTTGATGTGGGCCTTTTGGATTCCCATAAAGGCGGTCTCCGGGGTGGAAAGCGGAAAGAGTTGTTCCTCTGGAAATTACCAGAAGCTCTCGGCATTGTCGAACGCTTGCGCGGTCGTGCTATTTAGCAAAGCGTTAGCCAGCATGACACGAAGGTCTTTTCGCTCTTGTGCTGAGGATCGTGGATCCTCAACAAGAGTGACAATACCCTTGTTCGTGTAAAGCTTGACGTTAGCTACAGTGCCGCCGGTGCCACTACCAGCTACCACCTTCGGGAGCTCAAGGACGAGCGAGTTTTCAACGGTGGTACGACCCCCGGGTGCGGGGCGCTTCAGACCGAACTGCAACGATTCCCGGCCTTCCAAAGTAGCACTGGAAGCCTGGTTTTCAAAACGAGCAACACCCTCGCGGGTGAGGACCGGGTTGAATACGTGGTCAGTCGGTGTGGCGGCACCATCTTTGATGGTGATCGGGTTGTTTTGCGGCATAAAAGCCTCGTTTTCAATGGGGTTATTTGAACTGAGTTCGCAGTAAAGCCACGGCCGTTATGGCGTGGTCCAGCGAAACAGGGCTTTTTACTCTGAGGGTGTACGTGGGCATGTCCTGCAAGGGAAGCCGAAGCATACTATAGGATTCGAACAATCCCGGAGTAATTTGCTCGGCGAAGAACTTAGCAGGGACGGGGTTTATGATGCTTATAGCCCCGTCAAGATGCGTTTTCACTGTCGCCTTTTGCGTAGTAGTATAACAGCCGCCAGCAAAGCGTAAGCCTTGCCAAGCGTTCATTAAACTTAACCACTCACCGATAGGAGCAAACCAATCGGCTACAAAGGAGAACGGAACGGCTTCCCAAGCAGTGGCTCCAGGGTCGAGTAGACCAAGGCGCTGCAGATTGAGGAGCGAAAGATATTCCGTGCGGTAATAGAGAGTAGCTTGGTAACGGACTTCAAGCCTCTCTCTAGCAGTCCATGAACACCGGAAAGTGTTAAGGTCTGTTGTCCCACCAGTAGACTTGCTTGACACATTCTCGAAACGCGAACGCGTTCCGAGTATCGGCGACTCCTCATCCAACATTGTGGCGAGGTGTAGCGCGATACCGTGTGCATCAAGTATCAGGGGCATCCAGCCGTACTTATACTCGAGCCAATTTTCGGCCCAAGTTTTTGAACGGGACGCTCCTGGTGGCTTCACGATAGCCAACTCCGCGGCAGCAAGTCTAAATCTGCCACGTTTAACGTGTCGAACCGCAGCTGTGATACGGCTGGCAGTGTTTGCCAGATGCTCAGCAGTCTTACGGAACTCTACGATCGAAGTAAGTAGGTTAAACTTACTGTCCACCATTTTCTTAAGGCAGTTATTGAACAGCCCTTCGCGAATGGATGGATCGACCGCAAGGAACCACGTAGGTGGTGCCGATGTCGGAAAAGCTCCGAAATGAGTGACACGTATTGAGGGTGCTCCAGTCTTACTGTCAAAATCGCGTTCCATTAACAGGTTTACTGTTAACTGCGACTTTGCAGTACGTCCATTAACGCTGTAATACGTTGGTGGACGCCACTTAGCTTTGGGGGTTTTAACCCCAGACTTATTCAGGATCGGTTGATAAGACCAAGCACTGCGCACCCTATAAGGGGCGGCGCGGGGCTCGAGCTGCTCATACGTATAAACGTACGTGAAATCCTGACGTGGAACTGTAGCCATCATACCTCCTATGTAACGACAAGGATCAGTCGCCACAAAGCAATACTATTGCAGAGACATGATGTATGCGTGATGTAGCTCCGCTTTGCGGAGCATACGCAGTTGGGTCCTAGTAGTGATACCAGGCAACCAGCGGG